GTGATGGCTATTGTTCAACCGTTCATTGATGGATTTATGAATATCTGGAACAATATTTCAGATGGTCTTACTCAAATTTGGGAAGGGATTAAGATGATTTTTCAAGGTGCTTGGGAGTTCATCAAATCCATTTTCTTGGGAGCTATTCTAATCATCATCGACCTTGTGACTGGGAACTTTAACCAGTTAGGAGCCGATCTTTCTCTAATTTGGGAAGGTATTCAAAATGGCATTTCTCTGATATGGGAGGGGATTAAAACATACTTCTCTGGAGTTGTGGATGTTATCGTTGGATATGCTACCGGTGTGTTCGAGAACTTCTCTAATGTTCTTAGTACAATTTGGGAGTTTATTAAAACGGCTGCGTCTATGGCCTGGGAATGGATAAAATCTACAGTATCGAATCTAATTACTGGATTGATTCAAGGTGCTCAAAACTTATGGAATAACTTTGTAAATTTCTTATCCAGTCTCTGGGAAAACATCAAATCAACAGCGAGCGCAGCATGGGCCGGATTAAAATCACTTGTACTTGGTTTCATCAATGGGCTTGTCAGCGGTGCCCAATTAGCCTGGAACAGTATGAAGCAAGCAGTAAGCAATCTAGTATCAAATGTAACAAGTATTTTTAACGGAATAAAAAATATCAATCTTTGGTCTGCTGGGAAAGCAATCTTAGATGGATTCTTAGGCGGATTGAAATCAGCCTGGAGTAGCGTTACTAATTTTGTTGGTGGAATTGCTAGCTGGATTCGTGACCACAAAGGTCCTATCGAATATGACCGTAAACTCTTGATCCCTGCAGGTACTGCAATCATGAAAGGGTTAGACCAAGGGTTGCAAGACCAATTTAAGGATGTCAAACAAACGGTTGGAGGAATGGCTGATGAAATTTCAGATGTATTTTCAGGAGACAACCTAGATCTGAATTCCTCTGCATCCCTTACTAAAAACCTTGAGGCACAATTGGCTATGCCATCAACCAAATTTGAGGACCATGAGAGTAAAACCGTGTCTGAGATAGCGATTCTGAGAGCGAGTATGGAGAGAATCCTTACTGCTATCCTTGAGAAATCGTCAGACGTTTATCTGGACAATGACATTATCTCACTCAAAACCTATGAACAACATGGTGCGATTTATGCAAGGGAGGGAATTTAATGGATTATATGATCATAAATGGTTTTAACACCTCAACCCTCCCTGGTTGTGTTGTGACAGATTTTGGGAAGGTGGAGGCTGCTAAGCCAAAAGGAGAGAAAGCAAACCTTTATGGAGTTAATGGTAGTTACCGTGTGTTAGACGGTTCTTTCGACAGTTACGAAAGGACCTTCACTCTCCACGTTAAAAAAATGGTCGAGATTTCAAGTATTCTTGATAAGTTTCAATCGAATGATAATGTTTTAGAATTTAGCTATCAGCTGGGGTCGTTATTCTATGCAAACTTCCTTACTGCTAGTTTTGAACCGTTTGGGAATCATGCTTGGAAGTTGGAAATCAAGCTAGACATGCAACCGTTCCGCTACCAAAAAGATGTAGACCCTGTCATACTGACAGCATCTGGTACGATCAATAATCCTGGTACGATTTATTCTGAACCAATTATTGAGATTGAGGGCAATGGGGATGTATCACTCACTATCGGACGTAAAACCATGCACTTGTCAATTATTGGTAAGGCTACAATCGACTGTAGACAAGGAAAACAAAACATCTATAATGCTAATGGTGCAGTGCAGAACACTCTCAGAAAGCGTGGAGGGTTCTTTGAAATCCCTGTTGGTCGTAACGGTGTGACCTATACAGGGAACGTGCGTAAGGTAACTATTCGTCCTAATTGGAGGTATCTAGTATGATTTATTTAACAGAAGGGAATATCCCTCTTAATGCAGCATACGATGATGACATCACACAAGAAGCGAATAGCACCTATCAATTATTGTTCAAGTTTCCTACCAATAATTTGTTATGGCAACGACTAAGAGAAGAAACATTCTTGACTGCTGATGATCTTCATGGTGAACAAGATTTTTTGATTTTCGAAATCGAGAAGAAGCATGGATATATTCAAGTCTATGCGAACCAAGCATTCACTCTCTTGAACAACTATGTTGTTAATCCGATTTCTTTGGACAGAGTGACCGGATCAACTGCTTTAAGTCGATTTGCTGGAAGTATCACTCGTGATAATCCGTTCTCATTCTTCTCTAATATTGAAGATAGACATACCTTCAATTCTGATATTAAGAACGCAATGGAAGTCTTTACTAAGGATAAACATTCTATCCTTGGTCAATGGGGTGGTGATTTAGTCAGACATGGTTATCAAGTTCGATTGTTAAAAAATGGCGGTTCAGAAAATGAATCGCTTTTTATGTACAAGAAAAACTTATCGAGCTATCAGCATAAGACCTCTACCAAGTCTTTAAAGACTCGGATTACATTCAAGACGACAGTCAAAGGTGAGGGAGAAAAGGCGCCGGACCGCAAATTTTCTGTGGTTGTGGAAAGCCCTCTAATCAACAAATACAGTCAGATTTATGAGGATGTCGTAGAAGTCAACGACCAAGATGTCAAGGATGAAGCAAGCCTTAGAGAATATGGCAAGCAGTATTTCAGAACAACATTGTGCGATATGCTCGAAGATAGCATTGAGATTGATGTTATCGGTCAGAGTGATGTGCCCGTCCAGATATTTGATATTGTGGGTGTCTACCACGAATACTACGATTTAGACGTGAGAAAGAAAATCACAAAATACAACTATTCTCCAATGGGAAAAAAATTGAAGCGTATTGGTTTTGGCGAATTCAAGTCAGGTCTTGCGAATGCGATTGGTAATGTCGTAAGTGATGCGGTTAAAGGTGAAACCCAGCAATTTCAAAGTAATTTTGAGCGACAGTTGGCGAGAGAACTTAAGAATGCTGACCGTGCTTTTGAAAAGCAAAAAGAAGAATTAGTTAATCAATTTACAGATGAAGTGAACTCCATCAAAGCTAAAGCTGAAGAAAACAAGAAAAAACTTTCTGACGAAATCAACAGACGATTTCAGGAGTTCAACCCATCAGGTTTTGAAGAGGCCAATAATAAAGCAGAGGAAGCTTTACGAAAAGTTGGAGCAAATGCTGATCTCGTTGAGGAAGCGAAACGAATTGCTACTGAAAACGCTAGGGATTTAAACGCATTTAAAACCTCGACTCAGAAAGAACGTGAGAAGTTGTCAGATGAGCTGAAGCGCTATTCACGAGAAGAATCTGAGAATAAACTGACAGAAATCAGGGAAGTTCTGGCTAGTGGCTACGTTTCAAAAAGGACCTACACGGAAGATGCGGAAGGGACACGTCAACGACTCGAAGCTATAACACAAGACAACAAGTCTAAGTTAGCAGAGTATAAACAAACAGTCGACGGTCAATTCACAAAACTATCTAGTCAGATTGCTGACAAGGTAGATAGGTTGGATTTCCAACAAGTCAAAGAAACCTCACAAATTTATGAACGTATTCTAGGCAGAACAGACTCAAATGTTGCTTCAAATATTGCCCGTATGGCCTTGACTTCAGAATTATTTGAGGTTGAAGTAGGTAAAAGATTCAGCAATCTTACCAACCTATTTTATGCGCCAACAGCAATTCCTAAATACATTTCATCAGTCGCAACCGATAAGCATTTAGAGCGCGTTAGATGGGGCGATCACGATGGCATTAGAATTAACTATACTGACTCTATGTCAGGATGGTTAGGGGTTCGGTTCCCTCTCACAAAGAAATTTGTTAAACAAGGAGAAAGCCTTGGTTATCGCATTGAGATTGCAGTTGACAAGGTACCACGAGACGGAAGAGTTTTGATTCAGTTGCTAGACAATACAACAAGTTTGGGAATGTACTATAACTCACAGATTACACTTACCAAAACAGGCAACCAGGTATTTACAGGTTATTTAGACATCCCAAGGACTGGCGAGCTGAACGAGTACTCACTTAGATTTACTCTTACGAGTCCAGGAAACATCGTTATTCATAAGCCAATGGTTATCGATAAGCGCATAATTCCTGAAGAATTTGTAGATAGCACTGACTATAACAATGAGTATAATCGAGTGACTATGTCCTTGCTACAAGATAGCTTTGCTATCAAGGCTTTGAATAGCGCAGGAGATATCATCGCTGGGATCAACGTAGGAGCTAACGGGAACAACCGCATTGTCGGTAAGGCTACGCATATTTCAGGCGATACCCTAATTGACAATGCGGTCATCAAGTCGGCAATGATCGACAAACTCAAAACCGCCAATTTTGAAGCTGGTTCAGTTACTACTACTATTTTGGGAGCTGAAGCAGTAACGGCTGAAAAGGTTAAATTTGACACGGCCTTCATTAAAAAACTTGTATCACAACAGGCATTTATCAATGAGTTATTTGCTCAAAGAGCGACGATCACTCAGGTCCAATCCATCGACATCACAGGAGAGCATGTTCGAGGTGGGCGTATTTCGTCTATCAACGGGAACACAACCTTTGATTTGCAGACAGGTTGGTTAGAGATGAATGGGTATGGTGTAGGTATTAAGAACAGATTTCCAGGACGACCGTTGCAGTATCTCACTTTTGGAGCAGGTACCATCAATGGAGTTAACGGTACTTACACAGCTCTACTGAGCAACCGAAATGGTTTGCAGAAAATGGATCACACATCTGCAGGTATTCAAATTTGGAATGGTAGAACAGGTAGTAATGTTGAAACAGCTATAACATTTTATGGACAGACAATGGATTTTATGCAGAGCGGTCAGGATGGAGTAAGTTCTTTGTCAATTAATGCTACAAATCGTCAAATAACTGGAGTTGAAGAAATCGTCATAAAAGGAGTTTCATTAAGCAAAATCCTTGATGATATCTATGATAATTTTAGAAATCTTGGAGCAGTAGCTGGTAATTATAGTCGAGGCTATTATAGCCGATGGCGATAAAAATAGAAAGGTAGAACATGAACACATCAGATAAAGTGATTCAAAACTTAGGTATTCAACTAACAAACAAGATAATCGATGAGGCTTTTAGTCTTGCTGAACGTGACGAGACACGAGAGCAACTTCAAGAAGCCCACAAGCAACTTGAAAAAATCAACAAAGTCTTGCAGTCGAATGATGAGCTTAAAGCTCTATTTGACAAAGTAGCAGAAGAATTAGATAAACCAAAGGAAGAAGGATAATATATGACATTTAAAGTTATCAACAAATACTTACAAGAAAACAATCGTACATTCATTGCAATTCGTCAAGAAGCACCATATACGGCTTTTGACCGTGTATTAATTGGAAATCGTGTGAACGACTCAGACGAGGAATTGATTAAGGCAGTTATTGCTCAAGTAACGACTGAATTCAATCCAGCGGAAGGCGTGAAGAAGCTACAAGAAGATTTGCAAACACAAGCTGAAAGCTACGAGCAAAAACTTGCTGAGAAAGATGCTAAAATTGCAGAAGTCAAAGCTGTTGCAGATTGGGCGGTATTGGTTCGAGTAACCGATGTAGATAATCCGCTAGATCCAACAGTTTTCAAGCGTGGACTTGAACTTGTCGACCTTGGTCAAACTGGAAAGACTTACAAATCGCAAGAAATTTTCACAATTTTAAATCCGAACCATATCGAGAAGTTCCAAGAAGGTCAACGTGTCATGGTTCAAGTGAACGAAGAATTTACTTACCAAGGACAAACATTGGAGCAATTGGAGGAATTGCACCAAAACGGCAAACTAGGCATCTGGAAATGGACTGAACCAAAACCAGAGAAACCATCTAGTGAGCTAGACACTCAGCCCGTTCAATAGTCATCCATTTTAGAAAGAGGGTGGTTAGATTGGACTTTCTAACTTTAATAGATAAACTCACGCCCGTTCTAGTCGTTATCATTCCAAGCTATTTTTCATTCAGGAGTACAAAAACTTCTAAAGAAGCTGACAAACGCCTTGAGGGTCTATCTAATAAGATAGATACCCTCGAGAAGTCAGTCTCAAGCGTGGAAGAGATTGGGAAAGATAACCAACGGAACTTAACGATTATCGGGAAAGGCTTGCAACGGTTGCAACGTTTTCGATTGCAAGAAAACCTAAAAAAAGCAATACGACGTGGAAATACAAGTCAACATGAAATCGAAGAACTTTCAAGACTTTATGAAAGCTACGTTGAATTAGGCGGAAACGGTGCTATCAAAATACTGTTTGAGAAATTTCTCGAACTAGAAATCAAAGAGGAAAATTAAAATGAATCAAATCAATGAAATCATCATTAATGCAGCAATTAGCATTCTTGTAATCCTGACTGGAATCGCAGTCAAATCAATCAAGGAATACCTTATTAAAAAAGGCGGTGAGCAATCTGTCAAAATCATCGAAATCTTAGCCAAAAATGCCGTCAATGCAGTTGAACAGGTATCAGCTGAAACTGGTTACAAAGGTGAAGAGAAGCTGGAACAAGCTCGAATTAGAATCCGGGCAGAGCTTAACAAATATAATATTGGTATGACCGACAAAGACCTGGACACATTCGTTGAATCTGCAGTCAAACAGATGAACGATGCGTGGACTGAAAAATAAATCAGAGAACCTTTCTAGGTTCTCTTTTTAATATTTTAAGAAAGGAGCAAGACTTGAAGAAAACCATCGAAAAGAAACTTGAAATCACATCGAATAACAGAGATGTGGATAGACTCTACCAAGAATTCTTCAGCATGGATAAGAACATCGCTGAATTCAAATTCACGATTGACAGTCTAGCTGCTAACAAAGTCATCTGCTTATTTTACTTCAAAAAGTCTAAACGATATTCAACAGTTGATGCGACAATCGAAGATAATACCTTTACTGTCAAGTTCGACACTTCGTTGATTAAGATGGATGAACCTGTTGTCGGGTATATCTATTTTGAAAAAGTAGAGAAATCTGCTGACGTGTACAGCTTTCAGTTCAATGTTCGAGTTAGTGAGCTTGATAAGACTAAGAATGCGCCTGTAATTGAGCAGAAGACAGGTCGCATCGTAGACATCGATAGCATTATTACCAGAGCAGAATTAGAAGAAATTCTCAAGACTATTCATGTTGATGGTTCAGCATACGATGACTCTGAAGTCATTCGACGGTTAGCGCTGCTAGAAGCTAAGCCCGAAATCGACACGAGTCAGTTTGCTACTAAGGAAGAGTTGCAGAATATTTCACTGACTCCAGGACCACAAGGAAACCCAGGAGAAGTTGGTCCTCAAGGACTTCAAGGTCTGCAAGGCCCACCAGGACCTAAAGGAGAAACTGGAGAGCGTGGACCACAAGGCGATGTTGGACCAAGAGGGGCAGACGGCTTACAAGGCCCTCAAGGATTGCAAGGTATTCAAGGCGAGCGTGGACAAGACGGACAACCTGGTCCTCGTGGAGAACGAGGGGAACAAGGACCTACTGGCTTACCTGGACCAGTCGGACCTCAAGGTCCTATTGGACTTACAGGACCTAAAGGCGAAAACGGCCGTGACGGTGTAGGCATTCCTCAGAAATTGAGTATCGAAGGAAATACCCTCATCTTATCCGATGGTGGAGGTAACGTTACTCTACCAACCGCTACCGGACCAAATAACCAGGTTAACCAGTACGAAATCCACGGTACTGGTATGCCAAATGGCAGAGTTATCGCACCGGTCGGGACGACCTATGTGGATACTGCTGTAACGAATGGCGCTTTAAAATGGATAAAAAGACGTGGGAACCATAACGACGGCTGGGAAGTTTTGACTGGTGACACTGGTTGGCGAACTCTTCCTATTGTTTCAAAGCTAGGAAGCTCATTTTTAAAGGTTCGCCGTAAAAATGACACAGTTACTTATCAGTTTGGCGGTTTGACTTGGGGTTGGTTCGGTATTGTACGCCGTGGTGGTCCTGGCTATCAAGTCCAACCGTCCGACCGTGAGCGTAATTGCTTTATTTTAGGATTAGGCGGAATTCCTTATGGTTTCCGCTCTGAGGCATCTCTGATTGGCGGTATTTACAACGATAAGGGAACGCCGTACGGGACTTGGTATCTCGGAGGGCAGGGAGATAGTAACATGTTACGCTTCCAGTTTACTGATCCAGTACCTACTGATAGGGATATCGGAGACATCCGTGTAAGTTCTATCTCGTATTTAACAAGCGACCCGTGGCCGGGCGTGTTACCATAATTTGAAAAAGGAGAATAAATGAGTAAAATTAAGGAAATGATCCAATTCTTCATCGATAAAGCAGACGCTGGAGCTGGTGTCGATTATGATGGAATGTACGGATATCAATGCGCAGACTTGACGTGTATGGGTGTTTATAAGTTTTTTGGCGCACGTCTTTGGGGCAACGCTATCGACTTGTTACGGTCAGCAGAAGCAGCAGGACTGCAAGTGGTTTATGGCGCTCAATATCCAAAAGCTGGTTGGTTCTTCGTCAAGAACTTTGTAGCAGGCGATGGTGTGAACTACGGGCACACTGGCCTTGTTTACGAGGATTCAGACGGTTCTACCATTAAAACCATTGAACAGAACATCGATGGCAACTGGGACTATCTCGACGTTGGTGGGCCTTGTCGATACTATGAACGTTCAGTAAATTCTATTGTAGGATATATCGTACCGCCTCAAGAAGACCAATCAGGATGGAAACACGACGATACTGGTTGGTGGTGGAGTCGTAAAGATGGCTCTTACCCTACTTCAAAATTTGAAGCAGTTGACGGCAACTGGTTCTATTTCAATGATAATGGCTATATGTATGCTGACCAATGGCTACATCACACAGATGGTAACTGGTACTGGTTCGATAAGGACGGGTACATGGCCAATAGTGGATGGAAGAAGATCAATGGCAAATGGTACTACTTCAATGCAGACGGCGCCATGCAGACTGGTTGGGTTAAATACTACGAGAAATGGTATTACCTGGACGCTCAAAATGGCGATATGAAATCAGATTGCTTCGTGCCGTATAATGGTGGCTACTATCTCATGCTTGAAGATGGCCGATTGGCTGAACAAGCAGAATTCACAATCGAACCTGATGGCTTGATTACTACTAAATAATAGAAAGAAATTCAAAATTTAATTACACTTGACCGCTGGCTTATGCTGGCGGTTTTTTGTTTGTTCTGAATCAAGAAAACATCTAACCAACCGACATCAATGTCGGTAGCAAAGTTACAATCCCATTCTTCAAAAAATTGTTTTCTTGAAGAATATGGAGGGTGAATGGCAAGGCATTATTGTCGAAAACAGCGTTTTGTCAAAAATAAAAACAGTGAAATTACTCACTGATCCTTTTGTAAATTATTAGAATTAAATTGCAACCTTCTCAACTATACGGGCAAAGGTGAGTGTGAAAATGAATACGAAGATGAATACGATTTAAAAAATTGACGAAAATCAACGGAAATGATTTTAAATAAAAATAAGCAAAAACTCAACTATTGATAAGTAACAGAAAGCATTAGAAAACATTTGTCACTTATACCATAGTTCGTGACAGTTCCTGTTTTTTTTGATAGAATCATACAGTATGCCCATGTGCACAAAGTAAGAACTGGGACTGTCTTTCCCAGCTTCGGAGGTAAAAAATGTCAGATTCACCAATCAAATATCGATTGATTAAGAAAGAAAAACATACGGGAGCTCGTTTGGGTGAGATTATCACACCACATGGGACCTTCCCAACGCCTATGTTTATGCCAGTAGGGACTCAGGCAACGGTCAAGACTCAGTCGCCAGAAGAATTGAAAGAGATGGGTTCAGGAATTATCCTATCCAACACCTATCACTTGTGGCTTCGCCCTGGGGACGAACTCATTGCCCGTGCTGGAGGTCTTCACAAGTTCATGAATTGGGACCAACCAATCTTGACAGATAGCGGTGGATTTCAAGTGTATTCTCTAGCAGACAGCCGTAATATTACAGAAGAAGGGGTAACCTTCAAGAACCACCTCAACGGTTCTAAGATGTTTCTTTCACCTGAAAAGGCCATTTCTATTCAAAATAATCTGGGCTCAGATATCATGATGTCCTTTGACGAATGTCCCCAATTTTATCAACCTTATGATTATGTGAAAAAATCGATTGAACGTACTAGCCGTTGGGCAGAGCGTGGTTTAAAGGCTCACCGTCGTCCGCATGATCAAGGGCTATTTGGGATTGTACAGGGGGCAGGATTTGAAGATCTTCGCCGTCAATCAGCTCATGATCTTGTAAGTATGGACTTCCCAGGCTACTCTATCGGAGGACTAGCAGTTGGAGAAACACACGAAGAGATGAATGCAGTTTTGGACTTTACGACCCAACTGCTTCCTGAGAATAAACCTCGTTACTTGATGGGAGTAGGAGCGCCAGATAGCTTGATTGATGGTGTTATCCGTGGTGTCGATATGTTTGACTGT